ACGGCTGCTGCGGGCATTGAGAGGGTATTCCAGCTTGCAGGCAACTTGGCGGGGATCGATCCGGCGGTAATGGACAATATCGACGTCGATTATGGCCTGGATAAGATCTCCGCCCTCCTTAACAACGATCCGAAGTTCATTCGATCGCCAGACGCACTCCAGAATATCCGCCAGCAACGTCAGCAGCAGGCACAGCAGGCGCAGCAAGCTGATATGGCTGAGAAGATGGCTAAGTCCGCCAATGTGCTATCGCAGACCGATGTGGGCGGCACCCGCAACGCACTTCAGATGGCAATGGGACAATGAACAAGAAAAAGTACGAATATCAGTGGTACACCGTCGAGCCGGGCGTCAATACCATAGAAGAGCTTAATAACCTTGGGGCCGACGGCTGGCGGGTCAGGTCTGTGTTTCATGGAGCCCTCCACGATGATGTTTCGTATGCAAAGATCTTGTTGGAGCGGGAAACCAACAATGAATGAAGCGGAAATCAAAGCTGTTGTGGATGAGCAGGCTAATGATGATAGTCTATGGTTTGTTCCAGAGACAATCACCGAGGACATCTTGCAACGTGCGCTGCGGAGACTTCATGCTGCGATTGAGGGCAAGTCATCAGAACAATGTGCTATTGAGGTTCTAGATGCCACGTAAGGAACTAATTGAGATCGCAGCTGAGGTCAGAGGCGAAACTGAGAAGGCGTGGCGCCTTCATGATGGAACCAAGACTGAATGGGTGCCTAAGTCCCAGGTCGAACGGAATAACGATGGGACGTTCACGATGCCAGAGTGGCTGGCTCAGGATAAAGGGTTCATCTAATGACACCAGAACTGCCACGATGGATTGCCGATCTTAAGACCATGGAGATGTTTGAGCGGCAGCCGGATAACAGCTATCGCGTGGCCTATAAAATGGTCCCCATCGAGGCGAGGAAGAAGGAATGAGCTATGACGCCACAGATAGGAGACACATTCGGCTCGCAGAGAAGTCTGCTAAACGAGCCGATCGAGAACGAGGGCAATTCATTGCTCATATTATGTCCACTCCCTCAGGTAGGGCTTGGACCCTGGAAATCCTCGAGGCCTGCCATATATTTGCATCTTCCCATTCAAACTCGGCCCTCAACACCGCCTTTGCCGAAGGGGAACGGAACATCGGACTCAGGTTGTTGAATGAGGTCATGGCATTCTGCCCAGACGAATACGTGACGATGATGCGAGAAAAGAACGTGAAGGAGATTACCGAAGATGGCCGACGTAGCACCCCAGACGCCCCCAGCAGCATCAGCCCAACCGGCTCCGACGGCAGATCCCTCGTCGACCCCACCGGCGACTGAAGCCAAGACTACCGAAGGGAAGTCGCTAGCCGAAGAGACTCCGTCGATACTCAACGAGGGTGCGCCTCCTCCGAAAGAGGAGCTGCCACCTTCGGAGTACTCTGAGTTCAAGGTACCGGAAGGGTATCAGCTTGATCCGGACATCTCGAAGGAGGCTTCGACCCTGTTCAAGGGCATGAAGCTCAATCAGAAGAATGCACAGTCCTTAGTGGACTTCTACGTGTCGAAGACGCAGGAGGCCTTCAACGCCCCATTCAATGCATACAGAGAGATGACTGAAGGGTGGTTGAAGGAGATCAAAGCTGATCCTGAGATTGGGAGCAAGCTAGATCAAGTCAAGTCTACCGTGGCTTCGGCCATTGATAGTCTTGGCGACCCCAAGTTGGCCAGTGACTTTCGGAGAGCTATGGACCTAACCGGTGCGGGTAACAATCCAGCATTTGTCCGCACCTTCTATAAGCTCGCTCAGATGGTCACAGAGGGGAAATCCGTCGCAGGGACAGGGCCGTCCCCGCACGGTCAGAGCGAGCAGGGAACTGGGTCGAGGCCTAGTGCTGCTCATGCACTTTACCCCAAACTTCCATAGGTGAAGAATGGCTAACATTGGAGCAACGGCCCTAACCTACGCTGACTGGGCCAAACGAATGGATGATGGCTACAGGGTGGCCACCATCATCGAACTGCTGTCTCAGACCAACGAGATCCTCGAGGATATGCTCGTGATGGAGGGGAACCTCCCCACCGGCCACAAGACGACGGTCAGGACAGGCCTGCCCCAAGCAACGTGGAGACTGTTGAACCAAGGCGTCCCCACCGGCAAGTCAACGACCTCGCAGATCGTCGATACCTGCGGAAACCTCGAAACCTACGCAGTGATCGACAAGGACATCGCCGACCTCAATGGGAACACCGCGGAGTTCAGGCTCTCCGAAGTCAAGGCCTTCTTGGAAGGCATGAGCCAACAGGTGGCCTCGACCCTAATCTATGGGAACCAGTTCATCAACCCGGAAAGGTTCTCTGGCCTCGGCGTCAGGTATTCGACGGTCAATCCGGCGAACAGCCAAACGGCGAACAACGTCCTCGACGGCGGCGGTACGGCTGGGGTGAACACCTCGCTGTGGATCGTGGTGTGGGGAGCTGACACGACCTTCGCCACGTTCCCTAAGGGGAAGATCACCGGCCTCCAGCACAGGGACATGGGCGAGTGGCCGGTCCAAGATGCTAGTGGCAACACCTATCAGGCTTACCGAGACCACTTCAAGTGGGAGATCGGACTCGTTGGGAGGGACTGGCGTTATATCGTCCGCATAGCCAATGTGGATATAACGCAGTTGCAAGGCACCAGTGCCGCGAACCTGATCAACCTGATCGTCCGCGGACTGTACCGCCTTCCGACGCAGCCTGTGTCAGCCGGCACGATCCAGACCTCAGACACCCCGGAGGTCAGGGCCAACATGGGCCGCACGATCATCTATGCAAATCGTGTGGTCCGAACCTATCTCGATCTCCAGGCCATGAACAAGACCAACGTCCTGCTCAGGATTGAGGAGTTCGAAGGTAAGCCGATCACGACGTTCCGGGGCATACCGGTTAGGACCTGCGATGCCATCCTGAACAACGAGGCCAGGGTTGTTTGACCCTCAACCCAATCTAAGGAGAAAGCGATGATCCTTGACAATCTACTCATGTTCTCGAACACCACGGCCGGTGGAACCCTGCCTGGTGACACTCCCACAGGTACTGGAACAACGCCGTCGACCAATACCCTCGACCTCCATCTGGTGGGCTTGCCGGTGCTCGCCGCAGGCCAGGGAGCGAGGGATCTTGGCATCGGCGATGATCCGGCCCTCAAGCTCCTGGTGGAAGTTGGCACGACGTTCACAGGGACCACTGGGACCCTGGCGGTAGCCTTGGCTGGTGCTCCGGATAATGGGAGCGGTGCTCCTGGGGCCTTCACAGTCTGGTACACCTCTCCAGCTTACGCCCTGGCCAACCTGACCGTTGGTTCAAGGTTGTTGGACATGGACGTTCCCAGGCCCCCGCAGGGAGTCCCGGAGCCCAGGTTCTTGCAGCTTCAGTACACCGTAGGCGCCGCTGCAATGACTGGCGGGGCCATCAAGGCCGGGATCGTCCTCGACCGTCACGACCTGTTCTACAACGCAGCCAACAACGCCATTCTCGGTGGCTATCCTCCGGGTGTGGTTGTTCCTAACTAACGCCCCAACTGTTGGCCTCGCGAATGGGGCCAACTCCTTTCTGGAGGCTAAGACCATGACGCTTTTTTGGGATCAAAGCGGACCACTGATGAAGTACGACGGCGTGACTCTCCTGATTGAGGACCTAAATCCTGAGATCAGAACATGCTGGCGGATGAGCCGATCTGAAATGCTAAAACTCGGCTGTCGCTGTCTCATCGCCGCCCTGAGAGGGAGCATTAAGAATGGCTAGATGGAGACTAACGGCCCCCCACTACCTCAACTGTCCTGGGACGGAGTGGGAATTCGTGGAGACCGATACCGGGACAGGGAAGCAGATCCGCAATCGGCATATGGTCCCAAGGTACCTCGATCCAAAGGATCCATCGGACCACAACCGCCCCGGCGAGATCACGGTGTGCCACAGTGGCAAGGGGATCTCGAGGGATCTGGAGTTCATTGGCCCACCGACGCCGGAGATGGAACCACTGGACGACGAGGCCCAGAAGATCAGCGACGCTGACCGGCATAAGTGGAGCATGTATGGAAGTGGTCCTGGTGGGCTCGGTTATGCTGAGGGCATGCTAGCGGACTTCCAGAAGCAGCTCTCGCAGGCCATGGCCACCGCTGGGCCATTGCCACAGATGAACGTCACCATGAATGCTGAGATCGCTGAGCTGAAAGAACAGATGGCCGAGCTTATGAAGCAGAATGCTGAGCTTATGAGGAAGACAGGCACTAGGAGGGCGTAATGCCCATCTTCTATGGTGTGGGCCAGCCGGGCAGTGTAGGAGCGGCGTCAGGCGGGAAGGTCTGGCCGATCAATAACCTCGGCGCAGTCGGCCAACAGGTCGTAGCGGCGAACCCTGCAAGGGTCTCGTTGACGTTTCACAATCCTGGGGCGACGATCAATCTCTACATATACCCCATGTTTGCTGGTGATGGCACGCCGCTGGCCCCGTCGAACTCAGCCCTTGGTGGAACGTTCTTGCTGTTCCCCGGAGCGACGATCGTCCTGACCGGCGAGATCCAAACGGCCTGGGGGGCATTCGCCCAGGCTGGGAGTACAAATTCCCTCACAGTGATGGATAGCAACGTTGGCTGACCAATTCACCGAGTTTGGTAACTTCGTCGCCCCTGATCGGCTGGCAGGGGACTCGACTAACGCCGTAGCCAACACTAGGTTCGTTACCAATGCTATAGCATCCAGCGGGGGCGGTGGGGGCCACGCTGGGCCTGCGGACAGCTTTGTAGCTACGCTAAGTGCAACGCAGACTGGAGTTGTTGCGAATACTTGGACGAAGGTCACTTTCAACGTTGCGGGCTTCAATCAGAACGGAAAGTACGACACTACTCAAAGTCGTTGGACGCCAGCGGCTGGGCCAGTGCAGATTGAGGCACAGCTAGCTCCCTCGGCTGCTGGGACCATTGGCGTTGCCATCTACAAGAACGGAACGAGTATTAAGAGCACTACGTCGACCGAGGTTGATGTATTTGTCTCGATGGTCGATAATGCCAGTGGGTCTGATTATTACGAATGTTGGGTTAACAGTTCCGTTGCCAATACGATACTATCGTCTTCGATTAACACATATTTCGATGGTTTCGCTGTAGCTGGTGCTGGGCCGCCTGGACCTGCTGGGTCAACAGGGCCGATTGGGCCAGAGGGTCCTACAGGCCCAAATGGGGCACCAGGGCCGCCTGGTCCAGGAGCAACGCCAGCTGGGACCAATGGGCAGGTTCAATACAACAATAGCGGAGCCTTTGGTGGTTTCACCATGTCCGGTGACGCTACGTTGGCTCCATCGACCGGGGTTATCACCCTGAAGGACTTCGTAGCTTCAGGCACCAACCACGTTCATGGTACTGTACCTGACCCCGGTGCTACCGCAGGGACTGCCCGGTTCCTGTGTGAGAATGCTCTGTGGGCAGTACCGCCGACTGGTGGAACCCCTGGTGGGACGAGTGGACAGCTTCAGTGGAACAACGGCGGGGCGTTCGCTGGCTTCACCATGCAGGGTGATGCCACCATCAACGTAGCTACAGGCTTTGTGACTATTCCTGTGTTTGGGGCTTCTGGCCCAAGCCATGCTAAGGGCGAAGTCCCTGATCCGGGGGCCACAGCTGGGACAACAAGGTACCTCTGCGAGAATTCTACTTGGACTGTTCCGCCTGGTGGTAGTGGTGGACCGGGAACTCCTGGTCCAGGATATCTGGCCACTAGCACTACCAACGCCTCGCTTGTTACTGGGCCGGTTACGGTTATAACCCAGCCGGGGCTGGCCTATACCATTGGTGCCCGCACAAGGCTCTCTTCAGCTAGCGTGCCGACGCAGTGGATGGAAGGGCTTGTTACTTCCTATAACTCGACGACAGGGGCCTTGACGCTTAACGTTGATCTGCTCTCGACCAGCGTTGCGCCTTACGCATTGCCGGTTTTACCAAACTATCTCGGTGGCTTGGCCCTATCGAACGATGCCACGTCGGCGACGACGGTCGTGGACGTTGCTACAGGTGCTGCGGCCTCTGATGATAATACATACACATTGGCTCTGAGTTCGGCGTTTACCAAGCTGCTTGGAGGTCCATTCGCTGCTGGATCAGGCACAGCTGGGCTTGACACTGGGGCAGTTACTGCTTCAACGTGGTATCATGTCTACCTGATCGCAAGGACGGATACTAGTGCGGTAGATGTGTTGTTCTCATTGAGCGCAACAGCACCGACGGTTCCAAGTCCATTCACGAAGAAGAGGAGAATTGGCTCGATCAAGACCAACGCATCGTCGCAGATAATGGCGTTTACGCAGCTTGGCGATCAGTTCTTGTGGGGGGTGGATCTTGGCTATGACGTCTACAATGGTGGCGGGGTCGCTGTCGCACCGGGAGGACTCGTCACAGCAACGGTACCGTTGGGGATAAAGACGCGAGCGATCATCAATACGTTTAATAATACTGGCTCGGCCATCAACGTGATGTCACCTGATTCTCAGGCTGTGTTTGGATCGATGACCCTGAATAACACAAATGCTGGTCAGTTGGTCATCCGCACCAACACAACTAGTCAGGTCCGGGTCATTGGAGCGGCGGCGGGGACCGGGCTTTTTATCGGCACGGTAGGCTGGTTCGACAATCGAGGTAAATGATGCCTAGTGATTGGGATATAAACTTAGCGGGGCAGCCTAACGCTACCTCGACAGTTATTTCAGTCAAGACGACGGTCTTCACGGCGTCAGGGACCTATACGCCGTCGGCCAATTTGATTTCGGCGATTGCTGAGGCTATCGGTGGTGGCGGTGGTGGTGGTGGCGTAAATGGAACCGCAAATTCGTATTTTTCAGGCGGCGGTGGTGGCTCTGGGGCTTATGCACGTAGGGTACTCACGCCGGCACAGATTGGTGCATCGCAGGCGATAACTATTGGGATGGCTGGAGCAGGGGGACCAGCCGGTTCTGGTGGTGGGGCTGGGGCCTCGACGAGTCTGGGGTCTTTAGTTGTTGCCACAGGCGGCGGCGGTGGCGGGACCGGTAACGCAGGCGGTATTGGTGCTGCTGGCGGTGTCGTCAGTGGCTGCGTCGGTGATGTCATATTTGCTGGCGCTCCCGGAACGGCCGGTGTTTACAATCCCTTGAATACATCGATCGGAAATACCGGTGGCGCTGGCGGCAGTTCGGCATTCGGTGGTGGCGGGCCACCCGCCATCGGCGCGGTAAACGCAGGCAGCAATGCCTCCAATTATGGTGCCGGTGGTGGTGGCGCAGCGAGCAATGGAGCCGGTCAGAATTATCCCGGCGGCAACGGCTCCAACGGCGTGGTCATCATTACCGAGTACATTGGTGCAGGGGCATCGGCTTCGCAAGGAGGTTCGGCTCCTGCTCTTGTACTGCCAGGGTATCTGTCTGGGCTGGGGATGCAATCTGATACTCCAGCCTCGCCAACCACCGTGCTTGACGTAAGTCCCGGTTCGGCCTGCTCTGATGACAATACCACTATGATGGTACTGTCCTCAATAATTCAGAAGAGAACTTCCAACCCCTTCGCAGCTGGGTCAGGAGCTACTGTTGGGTCTTTGGACACCGGAGCAATCACTGCTAATACTTGGTACCATGTTTTCCTGATTGCACGAGCTGATACTGGGGTGGTTGACATTCTAACGTCGTTGAGCGCTACGGCTCCGTTGATGCCATCACCTTATACCAAGAAGCGAAGGATAGGCTCGTTCAAGACCTCTGGGACTAGCGTCTTTGTAGGGTGGCTACAACGTGGGAGGACGTTCTACTGGCAGATACCGGTCCAGGACATCGCTGGCACGGCGGTCAGTTCAACGCCAGCCAATTTGACGTTTCCTAGTATCCCGCCTGGGGTTCAGGTGCGTCCTATACTGTCGGTGGAGCAGCAGGGAGCAAGTGCGACCACTAGCTTACGGTTCTACAGCCCAGACCTAGCTGACAATAATGTTCAGACTTACATGAGCATGCTAGGCGGCTCGATCAGTGGTGCGACCGGTTTCTATTCTTATGCCGAGGGCATTTTTAATTATAGCAACACGTCGCAGCAACTGCGAGTTTTCGCCAACTACGGTGGCACTTGCTTGGTGGTTGTTCTGGGCTGGGTAGATGACGTGACATGAGGTAAGTAGATGACCGTTGCATCATCAAGTAGTGTTATCACCTACAAAGGTGATGGGGCTACTACGAACTTTACCTTCAACTTCGGCTTCCCGGCTGTCCCCACGCCTATGTCAGGGGCTAATTATCTAGTGGTGACTTACACCGATGCTACTGGCATTCCCTCTGCTGTTGCGTTTGGAACTGGAGCGAATAACTATCAGCTTTCGATTAACCCTCCGATACCGCCTAACCCAACCAGCATTGGTGGAACGGTGACCTACGCCCCAGGCGGCAACCCAATCGCTGCGGGAACGCTGTTTAGTATACAGAGGATATTGCCAATAGTGCAGCCGGTGTCGTTGGTGGGCCAAGGTGCATTGTGGCAGCAGGTGATTGAACAGGAGTTCGATTATCTGACGATGCTTGCTCAGGGGATCCTGACCCCGGCGGGTGGGGCGGTTAGCTCGTTCAACGGTCGTGGTGGGGCGGTGACCTTGCTTGCGGCTGACATCAGTGAGGCTGGTGGGGCCTTGATCGACTCGCCGAACTTTACTGGGGTGCCGACTGCACCGACGCCCATTCCAGGAACGAATACTGATGAAATAGCAACGACTAAGTTCGTGCTAGCGAATGGCGGTGGTCCAGGTAACCGAGTACTTCTGTCGTCGATCGTGCCGGTTACCCCTACACTTACAGTGCCTATGTTTCACAATTTCACTAATCAATTCGATCAGTACGAGATCGATGTCTACGATCTTCAGTCAACGGCGACGACCACCTATACTCAATTCCAGATGCAGATCAGCTGGGATGGGACGACCTTCGATACCACTAATAATTACGTCAATGTGCTCATAGCTTATTATGATACTGCTCCTGCTAGTGGATATGCAGAGGGTGCAGCTGAGCTTACAACTGGGGTGTTCTTGGGCTGGTCACCGAACTCAATTTCATGCGGAGAGTACAGGATCAAGTTTTCGATGCCATGGGTAACAGATCGGCCCAAGAACATCATGTCGGACTCGGTATCGGCTCCACAATCTCTAGGCATGGCACGTACGTGTAATGCTGCACAGTACTATGCTCAGCCGGCTGGGCTTCAGCCAATTAAAGGTTTCCGATTTTACGATAGTGGTGGCTTCCAGATCACTAGAGGGGTTTTCAATCTTTATGGCATTGTCAAGGCTAGTAGCGGAACGTAGGAGGCAGGCATGGCGAGCAAAAGCGGACCGCAGGCAAGAATGATGGCAGGAGCGGCACATGATCCGGAGTTTGCGAAGAAGGTAGGAGTTCCTCAAAGTGTAGCAAAGGAGTTCAATCTTGCCGATAGAAAGACGGGGATCCTTCGAAGGAAGAAGCCCAAGCCCCAGAGCCCCAGCGATGAGTGATGAGGTCCTCAAAGCCTTAGATGAACAAACACAGATACTCAAGAGGATCGATGAGAAGCTCTCAGCAGTTTGTGTGACCATCATTAAGGCCGAGCAGGAGGTTCCGGAATACATGCGAAGGTTCACCATGTACTTTCACGACATTGTTCACATACAAGCGAGGTATGAGGAACTTGGGCTTACTATGCCCCCGCACCTTAGGTCGGAGATCGAAAGGGCGAGTGACAGGATGAAGATCCTGCTCGATAGGGAGAACAACCAAGGCGGAACGTTCTACAAGATAAGGGAGGAGATGGAAGGGGCGGAGGGGAATAAGTACAAACACTTCAGGAGAGAATGATGAAGATAACGCAAGCGCCAGAGAAGTCCGGTACTGGAAGTAGGAAGGTCGAGCCGAAGCCCACTGGGGTGAACCCTGGTTGGGCAGCACAGCTAGGGCAGGCTCAGGGGACGCATTCTATGGATGAGCCAAAGAGTGTGTTTGGGGCCTTCGAGAAGATGCACAAGGACCGAGGGTTTAAGGCCCCTGTGGCGGACCCATGTAGCCATCCAGCTGGAAGCCAAGGGAAACACAAATGAGCGATGGATTTGACTTCAACAAGACCATGACGCTGCTGCTCGTGGAGGAGAAAGCTAGGCTCGCTGGGCCGCCGTTGGCTCCGCTCAGGAACGAGGCTTGGCTCGAGCTTATGAAGATCGCAGCCGAAGTCCATAAGGTTCAGATGGAACGAGCTGTGGAGGAGATGAAGGAGAAGGCCGAGAAGGAGGCAGAGGAGACCCGCAAGCGGAAGGAGGAAGAAGAGGAGAAGAGCGAGCCACAGGTTGCGAGGAGGTACTGATGGCAAGGGATATTCTATCTGAGTATGGACCGGAACGGAAGGGCGGTGGAGGCCTAAAGGGTCACGGTCAGGTCTCCCAGCGGGACACCCAGAACTACTCACCGCCCAAGGGCCCAACGAACATCAACGATCCGAAGGGCCCAGGGCTTCATGGACACAACTGTGGCAACGCAGGGACTCAGGGATACCATGGCTCCGGCGATAAGGAAGGTGGTAGTCCTGGGATCGGCGGAACCGTCCATCCTAAAGGGAGTCAACGGTGACTGCTGAAGTTGACGTCGCCAATAGAGCGCTACAGTCTATTGGCACACGTACGACCATTGCCTCGCTTACGGAGAACAGTGCCGAAGCGAGGCAATGTGCCCTCTCTATCGAACCGGTTAGAGATGAGCTGCTGAGGCTTGCGCCATGGAACTGTGCGACGAATACGGCCAACTTAGGCTTGATCTGTGCTGCTCCAGGGACGCCAGAGAACCCTTCCGCCGGAACGAGCAGTTGGCAGAAAGGTCAACCACCCCCGCCCTGGGCGTACGAGTATGCATATCCTGCGGACTGCCTGAGGCCACTGTGGATCGTACCCCAGTTCACGACTGGGTTTGCCAGTGGTGTACCAATCACGACGGCTGTGACCGGCGGGGCCCCACAGTTCTGGAACGGCCCGCCGGTTAAGTTCAAGGTAGCAATTGATCAGATCGATCAGACTGGCAAGCCATCTAACATAGGGAGCGACATCAGGGTCATTCTGACCAATCAAGAGTCGGCGATCCTAACGTACATTAAGAGGATCTCTGATCCGAACGTTATGGATGCCCTCTTCGTGGAAGCCTGGGTTGCGGCCCTAGCTGGGAGGTTGATATTCGCACTTACTGGGGATAAGGGCCTAGCGAATATTAAGATCCAAGAGGCTAACTTGCATCTGGTTGCCGCTAGGCAGACGGATGGGAATGAAGGGCTGACGATCAACGATGTGACGCCGGATTGGATTAGGGTGAGAGGGATAGACTTTCCTTCGGACTACAGTTGGAGCCCTAACATCCAGTTCGATTGGGGCAATGTGTTGAGCATGTACTGATGGCCCAACAGAACGTCATACAAACTAGCTTTGCCTCCGGTGAGTTGTCGCCGAACATCTTCGCTCACGTCGATATGGAACAGTACCATACCGGCGCAGCGATGATGAGGAACTTCTTCGTTGACTACCGCTCTGGGGCTTCGACGCGAGCTGGTACAGCTTTCGTCGTTCAGGCCTTTAACTCCGCCCTGCCGGTGAGGGTGATTCCCTTCCAGACCTCGATCTTGGTGCCGTATGTTCTAGAGTTCGGCGACAAGTATATGAGGCCACTCTCCGAGGGAGCACCGGTATTCCTCCCTCCAGTGAGTATAACCGGCGTCACCCAGGGAACGACGACGATTTTAACTGCGCCTGGGCATACCTACGTTGATGGGGATTGGGTTCTCCTCACCGGCATTGGGGGGACAGTACAGCTGAACGATAGGTACTTCGTCATTGAGAGCATTAGCGGAAGCCAGCTCACGGTATTTGACACTTATGGCAACCCTGTCGACAGCACCAACTATGGCACATATACCAGCGGTGGGCAGACGAACAAGATCTATCAGATCGCATCACCATATGCTGCGGTGGATCTGGCTCTACTGAAGTTTGTCCAAGTTGCTAATGTGATGTACCTAACCCACCCATCGTATCCTCCATACGTACTAACGTTCGCCAGTCCAACTAATTGGGGCTTTTCAGCATTTACTGCTGGATCTACGGTTGGTAGTCCAGGCACCCCAACGATTACCGTGACAGCTGCGGGCAATGCCTACTTTTCCTATGTGGTAACCGCCGTGGATGGTCTGGGGCAGGAGTCATCTCCCTCGCCCCCTGGTGGATCAGCAGCTTCGGTGGACATTGGGGCTACTGCTGGGACTTTGATAATCGACTGGTCTGCGGTGTCTGGGGCTGCGGGGTACAATGTATACAAGGCTGAGAACGGAATTGGCGTTCTCGTCCCCGGTGGGGCCTCCTATGGCTTCATCACTTCGACGACCGGTACTGAGGCCATTGACTCAAACATCGTTCCGGATTTCACGACGACACCGCCTAATGTCAAGAACCCATTCGCTGGAGGGAACGATCCCGGATGTGCAGCCTTCTTCCAGCAGAGGTTGTATTTCGCAGGGAGTAATCAGTTCCCTCAGACGTTCTGGGGATCACAGCCAGGGTACTACACCAACTTCAATACGTCCAATCCAATCCAGGCTGCCGATGCTATTACCGGAACGTTGGTTAGTTTGCAGGTCAATTACATTAAGGCTATGGTGCCAATGCCTGGAGGTCTGATAATGCTGACTTCAGGTGGCGCGTGGCAGCTCTCCTCTGGAACCGGCGGTCTTGCCTCCACGGCCGCCGTTACTCCAATTAATGCCACCGCCACCCCCCAGGCTTACAATGGGATCTCCGACGTTCCGCCGATCATCATCAACCAGGACGTTCTCTATGTCCAGTTTAAGAACTCTATCGTTAGAGATCTTGAGTATAATATCTATGCCAATATTTATACTGGCTCTGATGTATCGGTCCTATCTAATCATCTCTTCTTTGGCTACCAGATTACACAGTGGGCCTACGCCGAGGAACCCTTCAAGGTGATTTGGTGCGTAAGGAACGATGGTGAAGTTCTGTCGTTCACGTACTTGAAGGAACAGAAGCTCCATGGGTGGGCTAGGCATGATACCCAGGGGCGATTTAAGTCAGTTGCGACGGTTACCGAGGGGAACTTTGATGCTACCTACTTTGTCGTTGAGCGGCTGTTCGGAGGAAACTACTGGCAGTTCATTGAACGGATGGACGATAGGAAGCTGCCCTATGGGGCAGAGGATGCTTGGGGAGTAGATTGTGGGTCGCAGACTGGAGGGCAGGCCCTTAATGGGACGTTGTCTGTTAGTGCTAGCACAGGGACTCATGTTGTCTTCTTTGTAGCTGATAATCCTGTCTTCACCCCTGATATGGTTGGGAAGGTGATTAGAGCCGGCGGGGGTATAGCTACTATAACTCAGTTTGTCTCGCCGAACGATGTCTTCGGCGATATAACACAACCGATCACTGCTATTGTGCCCAATGATCCATTGAGGACCCCGGTGATACAAGGTCCAGGTCAGTGGACAGTGTGGACACCAGTGACTACGGTCATTGGACTGGATTACTTGGAGGAACAGACCGTTTCGATCCTCGCTGATGGGAATGTGCTGGCGCCACAGGTAGTGGAGAATGGATCGATTACGTTGGAACAACCAGCGACCAAGGTTACTGTAGGTCTTGCTTTCATAGCCCAGTTACAGACGATGCCCTTGGATCTAGGGGACCAGAAGGACAGCATCCAGGGAAAGAGGAAGAAGATCTCGGCCCTCAGCATCAGGCTGTCCCAAACCAGGGGGCTCAGCTTCGGCCAGAGCTTTGTCAACATGACGCCGATCAAAGAGTGGTCGCAGGGACAGTTCCTCGGTCAGACGATCCCGCTGGTCACCGGGGATGAACGTGTGATCATGGATCCTCTGTGGGACGTGCCGGGACAGATATGCTTGCAGCAGGATAACCCCCTTCCGGCAACGATTCTTGGAGTGATCCCGGAGGTAACCGTTGGAGACACAGTCAGATGATCTCCATCAAGAGGGTCGAAGACACCAAGCTCAACTACGATGAGATCCTGAGGAATAGCCCTGTTGCCGGCGAGCCAAGGGGCATGGAGTTCTTGCAGAAATTCATATGTTCCAGCCAGTCTAATTATGTGGGGTATATCAATGGGGAGATAGTTTGCATCTATGGGCTGAAGCCCCCAACGCTGTTGTCGAATAGCAAGGCCTATATGTGGCTGCTGACCACAGAAGCTCTGGACCGGAACAAGTTCGAATTCATTCGGCATTCGGAGATAGTGATTGAGAACGTCTTGAAGGAATTTGAGATGATCATTGGGGATACTCATGTGAAGGACCAGAGGGCGTTTAAGTGGTTGAAGTGGCTGGGGGCCATCTACTTCAACCACGAGATGACTTTGGTTCCGTTCTACATAACCCCGGAGAGCTTTAAGGGACGGAGGAGGAGGAGATGGCAGACCCAGTAACAGCCGGGATGGCTGGCGTTGGGATGGTCTCGACGTTGTTTGGCGGTATATCGCAGGCGCAGGGGGCTCAGGTTCAGGCGCAGGCCCAACAGCAGGCGGACCTATTCAAGTCCCAGGAGGCACAGTATCAGGCTAGCATCGCGAAGCAGAACCAAACGATCGCGGATCAGAACGCAAGCTATGCCGTTCATGCCGGGGAGGTGGAGGCTCAGCAGGAGGCGATTAAGGTAAGCGAGGATCTGTCCACGACCAGGGCTCAGCAGGGGGCCGGAAACCTCGATATCAATAGCGGATCTAACGCTGAGGTTCGGTCGGCCATGATGTCGGTCGGTCAAGAAAACATCTCGATGATCCGGAGCAATGCGCAGAAGACGGCGTATGGGTATGAGGTTCAGGCCTACCAATTCGGTGAGCAGGCTAACTGGGACATGACGACATCGAGCTATGAGCAACAGGCGGCGAGCTATGCGAAGACCGCCGGGGACATCTCGGTGGAGTCTTCGATCCTTGGAACTGTAGGCAAGCTAGCTGGTCAGGGTGCTAGTGCCTATAAGAGTGGGACGTTCACGAGCTAATGCCACAGGTTCCATATAATCCAGTTCCCGGCGTTAGGGATCTAGGTCGGCCGATCTATCCAGGGACCGGCGCAGGGCCTATCCGCGTTCAGACGCCGGAGCTAGGGCCGGATGTCTTTGGGTACGGCGTTGGCTCGGCGCTGGAGCACTTCGGCACCGTTACCCAACAGACCGGTCAGGAGCTGTTCGGCAGGGCCGAGGCGTTCAAGAAGCTCGACAACTCCAATGATGCAACGAATGCCGCGATCGATACGGAGAAGGCACAGACGGAGCTGTTTGAGAAGCTGAAGGAGAACGAGGGAAAGAACGCCGTCGATGCCTTCAGCAACTTCAATGATAAGCTGGAGCAGGTCCGGCAGGAACATAGATCGAGGTTGACAAACCCAGAGGCCCAACGCGAATTCGACATGCAGACCAGGACTAGCCAGAACCGGCTGTTCGCCAATGGGGCTAGCTACGCAGGGGGTCAGCACAAGGTTTGGACGGATGCTACCAGCAAGGCGAGGGTATCCTACGACGTCAATAACGTCTCGCTGATGCCGACCGACGCTGCACAGATCGATAATATGCTGGGGAAGGTGGAGGAGAGTACCAGAACGTTCCTTGGAGGGGCAGTGGGGACGGATGGGAAGGGGTGGAGTGAGGATGCGATTAACGCGGAGGTCGCGAAGAACAAGAGTACAGCACTAAGCTCTGCCATACAAAAGCTGGCCAGGGTCGATCCCACCACTGCTATGGTGTACTTGAAGAAGTACCAGAAGGATGGGATGCTGAACAACGACGACGTTGCACAGACTGAGGAGAAGGTCCGGAACCCCGGCTACCAAGTCCTTACTAGAGGGGTGGTAGCGGACCTTACGACTGGGCGTGTTCCCTTCTTGGGACAGCACAAGGTCGCAATTGAGCGGGCTAGGGATGCTATCGGAGGGTTTGAGTCGAGTAACAACTACGCAAGCCACCCGGATATCTCGACGCCGTATGGTCGTCCCCTGGGCCGGTATCAGGTGATGGAGAAGTTCCTGCCTGACTATTTGAAAGAGGCAGGAATGAAGCCCATGACCGCTGAGGAGTTCCTGAAAGATCCTGGGAAGCAGGACGAACTGTTCACGAAGGTTTTCCAGAAGAGGATGGATAGCACCGGGAGCTTCGACGAGGCTGCGTCACGCTGGTTTACCGGGGGTTCCATAGCCAGTGCTAGGGCGGCTGGGAAGCATGACCTCTTCGGAACGACGATTGACAAGTATCTAGCCAACACCCATGCGAGGCTGGCTAAGACCGCAGGGGATAACGAGCTATCAGCGGCGGCGCAAGAGCAGGGGAAGGTACTGGACCCAAACAACGACTTCCCCCTCCTTCCCAAATACCTAGACGAGGCAGTGAAGAGGCAGAACTCAATCAACGACCAGAAGAAGAAGGAGATTAACTTCGACAACTGGAGCACAGTCCTAGGGGCCACTACTAAGCCAGGACCGGATGGTAGGTTCGTACAGAACCCGGACCAGCTTTTTGCCGACCCAGCTGTGAAACGGTCCTGGGACAATCTTACTGAGCCGCAAAGAGATAACATAATGAAACGGATACACTCCAACATTGTCCAGGGTTTTGAGCTAACCCCGGAGAAGGAGGCACGGTACCACGTGTTGGATGGAATGCTCAATACGGCGGATGGGAAGGCGAAGTTCCAGAACGAAGTGGATCTCACCAACGAGCATCTTCCCAACAAGATGACAGACGCCCTGATGAAGAAGTTCCAGCAGAATAAGTCTAGGTGGGGCCAGGACGAACCCTCAGTGTCGCATGTTAATCAGGCCTATGGTTCGTTAATGAACAGTGCCGGGATCAAGAAGAACTCGGAGGATTACTGGAGCTTCATCTCTGCGGTGCAAGGGGCGTGGGATGCACATACGGAGCAGTATGGGAAGCCCCCAAGTCCGCAGGAGAAGCAGGCCATTGGTGCACAGATCTTGCAGGAGAAGGCAGCTGGTGGGATCAGGGGCTTCTTCGGCGGCAAGGATGTGATGTATCAGACGATCCCGGATGAGTATAAGCAGCAGATCACTAAGGAGCTTGAGGCCAAGTACGGTGCAACCCCGCAGCAGCACCAGATCGAACGTGAATACTTCAATCGACTGTACAACGCGATGTTCCAGGAGGCCAGACCCAGGGGGGATAGAACACCAGTCCCCACCCCAGCAGAGCCAGTAATACCGGTGTCTAAATGAATGGCGATGACGACGAGGATGTGGAACAGGCGCCACCGCCGGAGGCATGGGGAGCAACTGCCAGGATGCAGGCCATTGGGGACCTGGATGAAGACCCTGATGACGCTGGACGGGCCCTGCACCTCAGCAAGCTGACCGGCGTTCCTGCCCCAGTTATCCACGCCAACACCGAGAACTTCGAGAAGACCCAGAAGCAGGTTGCTGCGTCAAACATTATTGCGGGCAATCCCTTCCTTCAGAAGTACATCAACGGCCAACCCATGGCCTCGAAGGTTTCCAACGATGATTATGGGAACCTGGACATTCTGTCTCGAAGCTTGATAGCAATGAACTCGACTGGGGACTCTGATGCCAAGAGGGTTATGGATGCTTTCACTAAGGAGTACGACGCCGACAGTATAGAGCCTCAGGGTGATGCGCTGTTCAACACCATGGACAATTGGTCCAAGAGTAGGTGGTGGAGCAGGTTTATGAAGTATGGATTTGGCCAGGAGACCGCCCGGTTCCTGGTTAGGTTTGAGCATGCGACGGAGGGCCTGAAGGCTGCTGGCGCTACTGGCATTGGTCTTGGTCTAGTCAGGGACTTTGGAGGCGAAGAGGGCCAAGCCATAAGGCTTGGTTATGACGTAGCAAGCCCAGTGGTGGACCTTGCTGCTAACTTCTTCGGCGAGTTTCCAGAGATTGCTGCAAAGCTCCCAGCCGGACTCATTGGAGAGGCAGCGGCTCGTCGAGCGGCGGGGGAAACCCTCTCACAGGTCAAGGCTACTGCTGATGGGTTGGCGGCCTGGAGCAGGGCTAACAAGGAGCCACCGACGGGGCTAAGCCCAGCCATTGATGCGTACAAGGATGCTAATGCCGTCAGCGATGTGGCGAAGCTCAAGGAGACGATGCAGAGTGCCATCAACGTTAGGACACTTGGCCGTGAGGGTGGAGAGGATCTTGTTAATGACTTCATAAAGGCCCACGGTGATGTTGATGTTGATATCCCGGTTGAGGCGATTAGGGGGGTGTATGGGGACAAGGTCCCTGAGGTTGGGGATGGTCTCTTAGGGGACGTGGTCGATGGGCTGGCCCAGAAGATGGCCGATGCTGAGGAGCATGGTGGGGATATAACCATCCCTCTCAGCGATTGGATGACGAAGGTCGAGCCAAAGGTCCAGACTGCGATAGGAGATGACAATCTCCGACTGCGGCCGAATGGGAGGACGGTCGCTGAGGCTAAGGCGCAGGTGCCGGTTGAAAGGGTTCCGCCGGAGATGCCGGATCAGGTTCGGCAGGTCGCAGGGGCGGATCCGGCGTTCAGCCCAGGGCAGGCGAACAAGCTCGTTCTCCAGAAAATCAACGAAACCCCGGCTGGGGTAGCGGAGAGGATTGGGCAGCCGACGCGGCATCTATTCAGCATTGTCAACGACAGGGGTCTGGGAGTCGGAGACCTAGAGGCGACGCTTTCGCATGATGCCAAGACCCTGAACATCGACCAGCTCAGTAAGGACAGCCTTGGGCCTAAGAACCTTATGGAGATGGCCAAGCAACTCCATGAACAGTTCCCTGAGGTCAAGACCATCACTGGGGAGGGGGCTGAGCCCATAGACCTAGCGAATGTGAAGTGGGACGTTGAGGGGTTCCCCAGCGGGCCTGAGGGGTGGACCGTCGTTGAGGGCATGGAGGACCTGACCAAGCCCGGCTGGTGGATGGAGACTTCGCGGAACGTCAGTGTGGCGATCAAGCCGGCGGAGGAATGGTCGGCGATTGAGCACCAGGTCTATGACATGATGGACCGGGAGCTGTCCAGGATCTTCGGCGAACAGAAGTACGTCCAATGGGCCCAGGCCTCGGCCATTAGGATGAAGGGTGCACTGGTCGGTGGGGTGGCCCAGTTCTACAACGATCGGCTTCCCCTCCTTTTCTGGTCCCTTGAGAACGAGGGGATGGCCCCACTCCGTACGGTGCGGCACGAGGCCATTCATATCCTGCGAAACATGGGGCTCTTCTCCCCCAAGGAGTGGAGGATCCTGGAGACCGCCGCAGAGGCCGGGAACTGGATCGACAAGCACGACATCAGGGAACGGTACACCCCGCTGGGCCTAAGCCATGAGGCGATGCTTGAGGAGGCCATCGCCGAGGAGTTTGCATTCTGGAAGGCTGGCAAGAAGGTAGACGCAAACACTTCGATCCATGACTACTTCATGAGGATCAAGGAGACCCTGGAGAGCATTGGCAAGGGCTGGCTCGACCTGATGAGGGGGATGAAGAGGGATCCCAACTGGCAGGAACTCTTCACTGCGACGGATCTAGGGGAGATAGGAGCAAGGGAGCCAGCGCCACTGCCAGGGATGGGGCCGGAAGGGGGTGTTGAGGCCATGGCAATGGCGCCTGAGGTCAAGCCAGAGGCTAAGCCAGAGGAGCAGAGGCTCCCGGGGAGACCTTTCGTGGCCAAAGGCCCTGGGATGTCGAAGGACAAGTATGAAAGGTACGTCCAGGCGATTGAGAACCAGTGGCTCAATGAGAGGGCGGCGAATGAGGAACGTCTGCGGAGGAAGGAGGAGAAGAGGCAGAGCCGGGAGTGGCGAGATAATCGAAGGGAGATGCGAAAGGAGGTTGATCAGAGGATCAGCGAACGTCCGGACGTAGCGGCAGATGCTTTCTTCGACAAGGGGACCCTTCATGGATTGAAGGTAACGACGAGGCCCAAGCTCAGGCTGGACGCAGTACCGGAGGCTTACAGGGAGATCCTGAAGCCCTACCTTTCTAAGATCGGCTTGCACCCTGACGATGTAGCGGGTTTGTTTGGGTACCGGACCGGTCAGCAGATGCTCGATAGGATGGCTGGGCTGAGGGATGCCAGGGAGACCTCTGGGCTGGAGCCGAGGGAGTTCATGAAGAAGATCGTGGATCAGGAAACTGATCGCATGATGGAGGTGAAGTATGGGAGGATGGAGGACGAGGTTGACGCTAATGTAGAGGCCATGCTCTCCAAGCACACGACGGACTATCTCCACGAAGAAACCTTGCACTATGCGGAGCAGGCGGGGCAGCAGGTCCCCATCGATCCAGTGGTGCTGGGTGCTAGGGCCAAGATGTCGGTTCGGCGGATGGGGCTGAAGAAGATCACGTACCAGAACTTCATGGAGAATGCCAAGCGGGCCAGCGATAGGGTAGAGCTAGCTGCGTTGAAGGAGAAGTGGGACGAGGCGTTCAAGTTCGCCCAGCAACGTGAGTACGCTATAGCGAAGGCGAAGGAGGCCAAGGCCTTTGAGAAGGAGGTCAAGAGCTTTGATCGCACGGCCAAGGTCAATGCCAAGAGGACCCGGCCAGATGTGATTGATCAGAGCTACCTGAACTGGGTCCATCAGATCTACACCCAGATTGGGAAGCCGGTTCGGCGCAGCCTACAGGACATTGCGAAGGAGCTACAAGCTCAGGGAGATAACTTCGAGAAGTTCATTGACGGGGAGAGCCTGAATGGGCAGGAGGTATA